GTCAATGCGAGACAATATTAACAGCAACGTCGTTCACGTTGCCTAATCAAACAACACAAACTGTCGTAACACTTCAAAACGATTGTAGTGGAGCGCAAAGACAAAGAACTTTAATCGGGTTGCATAACGTAGGAGAAAAGATATGTGATTAATTAAATAATTTACCTATATTTGTCTAAATGAATCACATATTTAGTCAACATAAAAAGTGGATTAACATAGCCAAAACATTTGGCGCAGATGATTTAGCTGAGGACTTTGTACAAGACGCATATATTAAAATACTAGACAAAGAAAAGGTAAACGAGTCACTATTTTACTTTGTTTTACGAAACACAATAGCAGATCACTTTAGAAAAGATAAAAGAGAATGTTATTACATCGAACCAACGCAGTTTATTACTGAGGAAATATATCAATTTATCGACACGTGGCATCCGTACGATAAAAAACTATATTTGCTGTATATAAATAATAACGTTTCAATGAGAGACATCTCAAAAGAAGTAAAAATAAGTTTGACAAGTATTTACAACACAATTAAGAATTGTAACAAAAAAATACTTAATTTTATAAACGAAAATCACGAGGTAGAGTTATGAGAAAACCTAGAAAAAAACCACAAGGCTTAGGCGATGTAGTAGAAAGCATCACACAAGCAACAGGAATTAATAAAGTAGTTCACGCTGTATTAGGTGATGATTGCGGATGCGATGAGCGAAAAGAAAAGTTAAACAAGTTATTTCCTTTTGGCAAACGTATTCAAAACTGTTTAACCAATGAACAAAGAGAATATTTAAACGAGTTCTTTAAAACAAATCCAACACAAATATATCCTATTCAACAAAGAGAGTTGAGCGATATCTATAAATATGTTTATGGGTTTCCAGTTGATACAACATGCTCAAGTTGTTGGAGAGATGTGTTAAAGGATTTGAAAAATACGATGACATAATAACCGATAATTACGGATAAATTCGGAAGCGATGAAAGATGAAAAAGGTAGATTTGTAAAAGGTAACGAGGGCAAACCAAAGGGAGCGGAAAACAAAGTAACGCAAGAGGCTAGAGAATTGTTCTTACAAACTTTAGAGGGGCAAGTTCCAAACATAAACCAAGCATTTGAAGATGTAAGAGGTAAAAACCCAGCTTTGTTTTTAGACTTGTTTCAGAAGTATGCGCAATATTTTATACCAAAGAAAACACAAAGCGAAGTTAATACAAACGTTACTTTAAACGATTTCAATATAAAAGACGTTATTCAATTTGATAACCTTAAACCATAAATACCAACCGCTATTTCAAAATGAAACGAGGTATTATATTATAACTGGCGGGCGTGGTTCTGCAAAGTCTTTCGGGGTTGGCACATTTGCCAGCCTTTTGTCGTTTGAAGCAAATCACAAAATATTATTTACACGTCAAACAATGACCTCAGCACATTTATCTATTATACCTGAGTTTCAGGAAAAGATAGATTTAATGGAAGCTAACGATATTTTTGACGTGACAAAGTCCGAGATTATAAATAAGAAGTCAAAGAGCGAAATTATATTTAGAGGTTTAAAGACTTCCTCAGGTGATCAAACCGCAAACCTTAAATCATTACAAGGTGTTACAACTTGGATATTGGATGAAGCGGAAGAACTTACCGACGAAGCAACGTTTGATAAAATAAATCTATCTGTTAGGATTAAAGGAAAGCATAACCGAGTTATTTTAATACTTAATCCATCAACTAAAGAACATTGGATTTACCAAAGGTTTTTTGAATCAAAAGGAATCCCTGAAAGATTTAATGGAATCAAAGATGATGTAACTTATATCCATACCGATTACCGTGATAACATTAAACACTTAGACCAGTCATTTATCGATGAAGTACTAAACATCGAAAAGAACAATCCAAAGAAATACAAACATCAAATATTAGGTGGGTGGCTAGATAAAGCAGAGGGAGTTGTTTTTACTAATTGGCGCATTGATAACTTCACAGAACAAAACCTTACGGCATACGGTCAAGATTTCGGTTTTAGTGTTGACCCTACAACTTTAATTCAAATATCAATAGATAAAACAAACAAACGTATTTACTGCAAAGAATTACTTTACAAACCAAAGTTAACCACAAGCGATATTTATATCGAAAACAATCGTTACTGCGGTCATCGAGGGTTAATAATTGCAGATAGTGCAGAACCTAGATTGATTGAGGAGTTAAGAAGTAGAGGCTTAAACATTCGAGGGATTGATAAACCTAAAATAGTTGATAGGATAGCATTAATGCAGGACTATGAATTGATTATAAGCCCAGACAGTATTAATATAGTTAAAGAGATTAACAACTACGTTTGGCACGATAAAAAGTCACAAACACCTATTGATGATTATAACCATGCATTAGACGCAATAGGTTACGCTGTATGGGATTTAATAGGCAGACCAAATCAGGGAACATACAACGTTCATTTTAACTAACAACAAAACAACAACTTTAACGATAATAAGTTATGAAAGTAAATTTAATAGTTCCTGATTCATTAAATGAAATTACCTTAGGTCAATATCAAAAATGGCACAAGCTAATCACCAACAATGCTGATAGCGAGTTTGTAAGACAAAAAACCGTTTCAATTTTCTGTAATGTAGATATGAAAGACGTAAGACAAATGACACTTAGTTCAGTAGATGAAGTTTACAATGGACTGATTGAATTGTTTAACGGAAGTCCTGAATTGATTTCAAGATTTACAATTGATAAAATAGAGTTTGGTTTAATTCCAAACTTTGACCAAATGAGCGCAGGAGAGTTTGCGGATTTAGATGATTACAATTCAGATGTTGAACAATGGCATAAATGTATGGCGGTTTTATATAGACCAGTTACAAAGAAACTATCAAAGTTTTACGACGTCGAACCATACAAAGGCACAGAACAATATGCAGAGTTAATGAAAGACACGCCTATATCAATTGTTCTAGCGGTTCAGGTTTTTTTTTACAATTTAAGCAAAGAATTGTTGAGCGTTACGATGGATTATTTGGAACAACTACCACAGTCGGAGAAGCAGATTATAGTAGAGAAAGCCAGTTCTTTAAAAAATGGGGATGGTATAATAGCTTTTATGCAATCGCCAAAGGAGACGCTTTCAAAATTGATGATGCAACCGAGTTAAATATACACAAGGCGCTCACATGGTTATCGTATGAAAGCGAAAAGAATCAAATAGAAATAGCAAAATTAAAAAACAATGGTAGGGGAAACAATTAACACACTCAAAGAAGCATTTTTAAACGAGCCTTTTTGTAACACAGCAACCGATGGCGATATCTTTGATGTGGATTTAGACAAGGTTACACTATATCCATTAACTCACGTTATGTGTACTGGCTTTCAAGACTTAGGAAGCACAATTGCGGTATCTTTTAGTGTGTTATGTATGGATATCATTGACGAAACTAAAACACCAATAAACAATAAAAACAATATTTGGAATACTCAAAGCGCATTAATTCTTAAAATATTAGGAAGCATAAGACGAGGCGAATTAAGCGACAATAACTGGCAGTTGCAAGACGCAAGCCCAGCAACTTTATTTACTGAAAGATTTGAAAATAATTTAGCAGGAGTTGAACAATCATTTACGGTGGTAGTTCCAAACACAATGACGATATGTTAGAGTTAGACAAAGTACTTAATAGATTTGCTAAACACGTTGTAACGCAATCTAAAGCTAATTTAACAAGGGGCGGAAAGAAAGTATCGAGTAAATTATATGATAGTATAACGTCAGAATTAAACGCTAGTAAAAATAGTTTTTCATTATCATTTGAAATGGAAGATTATGGAGAGTTTCAAGATCAAGGAGTGAAAGGCGCAAACCCTAATTTAGTGAAAGGAGGCATACAAAAAGCGCCTAACGCTCCTTTTAGTTTTAAGAATAAAAGACCACCGAGCAAATTTATTAGCGAGTGGGCGAAAGCTAAAAACATAAGGTTAAGAGATGAAAAAGGCAGATATACAAGAGGCAATTATGATACGATAGGTATTATACTAGCCAAAAGAATATTTGCACAAGGAATCAAGCCGAGTTTGTTTTTTACAAAACCATTTGAAAGTGCGTTTAAAAATTTGCCTGACGAATTAGTAGAAGCATTTGATTTAGATTTAGATAATCTATTAAAATTTACAACGAAATGAAAGTAATATTTGTAAGAAGTCCTTTTAAGATATTGGTAAACGACCCCGACCAAACGTTTACAAAATGCGTTATAAATATAGCTGATGCGTCGGGAGTAGTTCCAGTTAAGACAGTAGTGCTAGAATTGCAAATACCTGACATAACAAATAAAGATTGTTG